ATTGAGTTCACTTTGTTTTTTCCCAATTCTCTCAGCTACTGCATCTTGTTTCCCAGCCACCTTCCCCTTCTGGCCTTCCAGATCGACTCTATAAGCCGTCGCTCTTCGGGTATGATCCTCGATGTCACCTTGCTCTGCTTGAAGGTCTCTAACCTCGCCCTCACCTCCCGCTACCTTGCTACGCACAATCCTCTTTGCTTTTGACGCGATCCGCGATCGCTTGAGAGAGTTCGTTTCATTACCACTCGCCACTTCGAGTTCAGTTCCCACAATTGATGATGCTCTACCTTCCGCAACAGCATCTTCCCCCTTCTTCACATTCGCCGCTTCGGTCTGCACTCGCTTGGCACCCTTTTGATCTTGAGCTTTGATCGACTCTCTAAGTGATTTAGTCCAATCTCTAACAGCCTTAATAGCGAAAATGATAGCGACCAAGCCAATCGCTGCGGATGTCCCTTTTTCCAAACCTATCGTCCAAGCAGCCATATTATCTGACGCGTCTAAAGACTTATCTCCGAGTTTTTGAATACCGACTTGTGCGACAGAAGCGGCAGCACCAAAGATTAAAAGTTTTTCTCCAAGACCGCTATTGCCTATTCCCGCAACGCCACCTCCACCAGCAAACTTCTGAACACCAACGGCTCCACCGGCAGCAAAACGGGCAACGCCCTTCTTATTCATAGAGTTAAGATTGCCATACCCAATGCTTTTAGCAGCACCCTTGTTAACTACGAATTCACCGGGAGTCAGCAGTGCTGGAACAGTGTCGCCGCCACCACCAATAGCACCGCCGGAAGCTGCTTGTATAGAATTAACGCCAGCAGTGGATGGCTTTCCGGCAGGAGCCGCAAACGTTTTATTGATGTAATCGTTGGTTGCTTTTCTTACGTCAGCTTCTTTAATTTCGTCGGCAGCTTGTGAAGCACCTTTTGACGGCAAGAACTTCTTAAATTTGTTAGCAGCATCCTCGCTGACCTTAGCTTCAACATAGTTATGAGATTTGGTCGATTCATATGCCTTGCCTAGATTGCCACCTATGCCGTTAACAAAGTCAAACGGTCTCTGTAGATCGTCTGACCCTTGCAATGGTTGACCGGCAAACGCAGAGATCGTATTCTCAAAGAATAACCCTTTGCTACCCTTGTCATAGCTGGCATAGAATTTATCGTCAAGCACTTTGGAAACGTCTGGTAATTTTTTAGCACCAATCGACTTACCAACAGCACCGATTGCCCCCTTAATAGTGTTTCCAATGCCGTCGTTTATTGCTTTCTTGAATGGCTTCTCAACGCCCTCGTCTATGCCCTCCACCGTAGCGTTATATTCGATTGGAAAATCAGACATTACGCTTCTAGCGACAGAAAGAACTTCGGGTTCAGCAAGACTTTTCTTGCTCTTGATAGCACCAGATTTAGTTAGCCCCGCTCTCCGTTTCTTGAACTCATCTTGAATGGTTTTTTCAATAGCTCCAGCAGACCTTTTCTTACCCTCTAGCCTATCAGCTTTGAGGATGTCCGCTCTAGTAACAGCCACTCTGCTTTTTTTATCCTCAAAGACATCGGAACTGATAACCCCCAATCTGTCTTCTTTAGCTATGCCTCCACCAGCGGCCATCTTGTTGTTGTTCATCGCGTTGAGCGTGCCAGAACCTATCGAGGATGCACTACTCTTTTTGATTACGAACTCACCGGGCTGTAGCATGGCTGGAACGGTATCGCCATTACCTGAACCGGGAACGCTGCCGCCCCTAGCGAAGTGGTGGATTTTACCACCCGCATTTTTACCCGCAACGCCACGTAGAGACGCACCGGCACCGCCAAGGAATTTGCCCACACCCCCCGCGAATTTGAACGCGGCGAGTCCACTGAGAAGTGGTAGGAGAGGGCGTAGAGCATCCACAATCTTGAGTAGAGCAGAGGCTAAGTCAAGAGCGGTTCTGGTAAACACCTGAAAAGATGTGCTATCAGCAATACCACGAACCAAGGCTAGGAATTCTTCCTTGACCTTAGTGATACGTACAGCAAGTGATTGTTGAGCTTTTGCAGCATCAATGGAGAGGGAGTTCTGTCCCTCTTGAGCAACCTTTAGGGCTTCAAGGGTCACTTTGTATTGCTGGATAAGAGGGATGACCTTACCGATTTGTCGGAAACCGCCGAGTTTTTCGGCAATATCAATAAACTGCAAGTCACCCTGTGGTAGGTCTGCGAATGCTTCACCAAGAGCCTCTACCGCTTTAGCAGGACCAACGAAACGTCCTTGGACATCCTGTAGCTCAACGCCCAACTCTCTCAAATACCGAATGGTTTCTGGACGTTGGATACGAGTGAAGATAGTACGCAAACCAGTACTAATGGATTCCGCACTTTCACGACTGGTTTGTCGAACACTGGTAAAAATAGCCAGCAATTCATTAAGACTACCACCAGCGGATTTGAACACGCCACCGAATCTACGAACGGCACCGATAAGGTCTCCAGATTCAACAGCGAATGCACCAGCCACAGCGTTGATAGAACTAAGCTGTCCCTCAAGGGCACCAACACCCTGTTTGAACTGAGCCAAAACGGCAACGGCACCTTCCGCCGTTGAAGCAATGTTATCAAACGTAGGTGCTAGAGTACTCTTAGCCAGAGCCGCTAACGCAACCTCCAAGTCCCTACCGCGAACACCAGCCTGAGATAGGACTCTGGTGACTTGAAGCAAGTCTTTACTGACTACACCTAGACCTACAGACAGATTGGTAATAGTACCTTGGAGACCGCGAAGCTCTTTTACCGGAACCCTCAAAACTTGAGCAATCTTGAGCATTTCACGTTGGAAGTCGATAGCTTCATCTACAGCACCGGCAAGACTATTTGTGAATAGGCTCACAGCACGGCTAGCCACGGTAAACGCGGCAAACCGTTTGACAGCTAGCCCAAAGCTCCTACCAAGGGCGTCAGACGCCCCGGTAGCTTGCTTTAGGCTTTTGCTTACATTATTTACTGCTTGTTGTGCCTGCTTCGCACCCTTGACCGTCACGGGGACGTTAATCGTCTGACCAGCAAGTTGCTGGCGAATCTGATTTACGACCTGACGAGCGTTCTTAGGAGCTTGTAGCTGTAGCTGTGCAGTTAGTACAAATCGTGCCATCTTCTACCTTTTTGATTTTAACTAAGGCTACACTATCCGACTGGGCTTTCCGTTGGTTCTGTTTCTGTCTTTGCTGGTTTCTTTTTCGGAGGCTTCTTCATAACGAGATCATCGTCGTAATCCACCATTATGTACTCACCATCTTCGTTGAGCAGATTGCCCTCTCTGTCGATACGGTGGTCATCGTCGTCTAGATAGTAACCATCCTTGTCAATTCGACGACCCTCTGTGTCAATCAGGTAGTCGGAATTGTTGGGGTCGATCAGGCTCAGTTCTTCGTTGACCAAGTCATACTTGCGTAGAAACCTGTTTTCGGGCAATCCTTTTTCAAACGACGAGTCCATGTTGTAGAGCATTTCGCTCAAAGCTGAGGCTGCCTCAAGAGCTACCTCATCAGTACTGCGACTGTCATAGTCTATGAAATCTTTGTAGTAGGGCTGTCCACCTTTATGGAAGGTACAGTGAGCAACCAAGAAATCAAAGCGAGCATTGTCCGCTAGGTTGTCTGCTGTATTTTCTTCCATTGACATCTTTTCAATGAGTAGGTCGCGAAGTTTGATTCGCTCTCTACGAATATCAATAGCCAACTCACGCCCCTCTGACAGTTTTGGCTTTCTCTTGCCGTCACCGTGAGAGAGTCTCTTTTCGAGCCTCAAGATTTCAGTAGCGATTTCTTTTTGTTTCGCCTCTTTGGTTTTATCCCAGATGCCACGCTTTTCCATTACCAATTCGAGTTCTTTTTTGGTAAGGATACCATCTTGAATTGACTCATTCCAAACTTTAGACTTGTACCGTTCGGCCCTCTTTACAACGTCGTTATTTGGTTTCTTGATGACAATCTCAATCACCTTCTTCTTTTCGCCCTCTCCGATTTCAACTTTCCGTTCCATTAAGTTTCTGATAGTCATTTAGTCCCTACTTTCTTCATTAACCTTGACCGGAAGTACGGTCTGATAACGTAACCACTTAACCTCGTATTGAGCCAACTCAGCATCAATATTCCTAGATTGAGTGTTTCCCTTGTCCAAGATTTCCGACCTTACCTTTTGAAAGGCGTCGTACATCATTTTTTGTTCAGGCGACATGGGGCCGTCTCCAGAGTCCCATAGAAAAGAAAAGTTTTCCTCAAGGGAGCTAAGTGCCCCAATCATTGTGGTTTGAACTTTCTTCTTCAAAATTTTCGCCAAACGTTCGCGAGAGTCTTGTCTGTATCTGTCTTCTCGCTTTTGCTTGTATTCCGACTGCCGTCTGATCAGATCGTCGTGATTGTCCACTACTTTCTCCCTCTTTGTTCCTTGATGTTTTCGTGATGCTGGTTGGAGACTTCTATCTGTTTGTCTCGGAAGTCCAAATCAACCGCAACGCCTTTCGCTCTAGCCGTAGCTAGCCTCTGTTTCCTTATCGTATCCGAATGAATGCTATTCATTCCGTGGATAGTTGACGCCTCTTTGTCAGTGTTCGCCATCACAAGGATTTCGTCCGAATTCGCTATTTTGCTATTCGTCCGTTTTTCCATCTCTGTTTTGTTTTTTTCGGCCTCTTGATTTTGTCTCTGAATGATGAACCAGCCGTCCAACATATCATTATCATTGATAACGTCTTCCGAAGGGCACTCTGTTGACTCCTGAATGTTGTCGTACATGTTAGACCATATCAGGATGCCCTTTTGGTCAGGAGACAACTCTCTGTCATCTGGGTTGGAAAATAGAGGCTTATGGTCTTTCATCAACCAGCTTAATCTCCACGGATCGTTTCTGGCTAGCTCCCTCAGTTGTTTCTCGTTCAATAACATCCTGCTGAATTCGTAGTACAAGGACGGCAT